CATTGTAATTATAACACCTTGCTACGTAAAAACAAAGCGTATCGGCAAATCATCTTGCCAAAATGTTTGATACCACCCCGGTGTTGCTAGTGAATACCATTCTGATAAATGGGTGATAACCTTTAATCGTGTAACCCACTGTTTCAGTAGTCTCAAGATATTCTTCTGAACGTATAGGATACCAGTCTGTGAGGCTGCTACTGAATGTTCCTTCTATCTCTACTTCACCGTTGAATTCATACAAGTGAGCCTGTAGCGTCAATATTGGATTATCATTGGTATTGATAACTGAACTGTAATATGTGTTAGCATTTGATAATACATTATTAATGCTATTGTTACTATCGAGGTTAGGGAATGGCTGTCCTGTTGGAATAGTTACTATCTCGCTAGGCACAAAACTAGGGAGTACGCTATCTACTACATTGATCTGACCACGCGCACCGGCAGCAGGGTCAACGAATACAGGATATCCAAATTGTCCTACCGGGATCTCTAAACTATAATGACACATCTGAGCAGGAATGTCTTCTATCTCTGCGGCATTAAGTTGTAGATATGCTATACCGGTCAATGGAAGTTCCAATGTCAATGCTTTTTTGATCAATACTTCTGTACCATCGTAATTGATGATGCGACAAGTGATCTCTTTCCCTGTGATGTCAACTGGTTTTTGCTCTTGGTTCAAGAACTGAAACTGTAGTTTGTTATCTACACCTTTGTGTAGATTCATTGTTTTTGCATATACTGGCATAAAGGCCCTCGGACTGTTTCCTGATAGTAGGACGACAATCTGACGTTGTGTAAATACGAATGCTGGTGTCGAATATCTTACGGTGTTTACAGTCACAAATGTCGCTCCTCAATGTATTTAGTCGCATAAAAATAAAATATTTTAATGGTTGCCCAATTATAAATAATCTTCGATGACGATATCAAGAGACTTTTTTAAAAAACTAAGCGACAATCACCCTTTCATTACGGTTGTCTCTTTCGCCAGCCAGGATTATGTAGGAATAATGCAGAACCGTGACGATCAATGCACTAGCATTTACGACTATGGTTCTATAGTTGATGCGAAAATTAAGGAACTATTCTTAGAATTAGGGGATGTCTGGTGGTGGGAAAGCAACCGTCAGATTCCTATAAATATCTTCCTTAAGGAAGATTGGAATCCGTTTAAGCCCTATCTTAGAACATTTAATAACAAGAATTTGACTATACTTCACGGCCCTATAGTCAGCCTTAATGAATTAAACAAGCGCAAAACTAAGCGCCGTAGCATCACATTAGTTAAAAGACTTCCTTAATCTTTTCTTTCTGCGATTTTTAGCCATCTCTAGGCTGAGTTTCGCCACCCTCGTATCATAGCAGATACCGTCTAAATGATCAAGTTCGTGCTGAAATACCCTAGCGATCAATCCTGTAAACTCAGCCTCGATCTGTTCCCCCATAGCATTATGATATCTGACTTTTATAGTCTCTGCTCTACGCACACGCAACCATAGATCAGGGAAACTTAGACAACCCTCTTGATCCATGATATTTCCGCTAGCATCTAGTATCTCAGGATTCACACAAGCGTATAACCTGTCTTGATTTCCCATGACAAATATGCGCTTGTTTATTCCTACTTGGGGGGCAGCAAGGCCTATACCATTGTGTTCCATCATCACTTTGATCATGTGTCTAACTAATTCGTTAGGATCACCGTCATTAACGAAGCACCATGGATTGGCTGTTTGCCTAAGTACTTCGTCTGTTTCTTTAACTAATTGTAAGTCCATCTGATATTAAATTCATATGCACAACAACAAGATGCGCATAGGCAACTGCGTGTGACTTTTTAAAACTATAAGTTCCCTCTTCACGATCCCATATTGTTTTCGCGACATCGGCCCAACACTTGCCGATCAAGTGTTTCTTGCCTGGTCTTATCACAGCAAGAAACATTGCTAGTCTAGGTATAGTATTTACTGGTTCAGGCATCTTACGTAAAGTATTATAATGATTACCCAAGTGTATTAGTTTTTCTACGATAGTAGGATCGTTGAACATGTTCCAATCGGGATCGTCCATTAACTCTACGAGATGCTTTTCATCACGCACTTGATTGTAAACGTGTACGTTAAGCAAGTCTAATTTGAGATATCCCCTATCTTCTGCTTCAACATAATCAATGCTCGACATATCGTTAACAGGATCATAAGGAATGTCTGTGACATACACACCAGTGTTATGTCTTTTAACCTCATCTTTGCGTATGCTGGCTTTGGTATGACTAATCAACGACAACAATTTATCTCTGTCACCCAAGTCAATGTCAATATCACTCTTAAATTTCATGTCCACCTCAATATAAACAACATCGCTGCCTGCTCATCACGGAATCTATAATAATCGTACAAAGGAACTCCAGCAACAATACCTTGTGCTATATCAGTGCCATAACGATACCACTCACGATCAAACTGACCTATATTAGTTTCTAACCAAGGCACTACCTCTGTATGATCATAGTAGGTTTTACATTCAAAGGGAAATTGCTGTTCAAATTCTTTCATGCCTCGCCCCACTTCAACATAAAATAACTAGCATTGCTATCGTTGTAAAATGTAAACACAGTATATCTAGGAATATCTCCTATCATTTCATCCCAACGACTTTGATGAAATGCGAAATCAAAATCAGTTCCCTGCACCCAACCCATGTCTCTAAGTTCTTGCACTATCTCTACTACTCTTAAAGGATTTATGTGTTCTATTACCACATCTCGGCTCACTTTGTAAGTCCCAACTTACGATATGCTTCTTGCACTTTGATAGCCTGTCGTTCAGCATCTTCTACAGCCTTGTGCGTAGTCTTATATCCACCGTCTTTAAGTTTTACATTAGCGACTTCATACAATGTCCTTGTATCACGCACCGTATAGAATGGCCAAGGAATAGGATTAGGCCTATCACTCAATACTTGACGGAACGCTGTCTCTGCTACAACAACGTCAAAACTCGCACCATTGCTCCATACTGCTCTGCGATTCCAACCGAACTTATATAGTTCTTCCATGCACTCGCGGAAACTGATTCGTCCCCTATCGCCCATAGCCTCTTCTTGTGCTTCAGGGCTTTGCTCTCCCCACCAACGAATCGTATCATCATTGATCACACGATTATGAATCTCAGTCTGGTCTTCGATAGTAGGACGTAGTTCAAGTTTCTGTACCACACCATCTCCATATGGATCGAAACGAACGACGCCAATGGTCAATATGACACAGTACGGACTTGTGTCAAGAGTTTCCATATCGATCATAATATCATTTGCCATTTATTCTTTCCATATCCTATACATAGTTATCAATTTGCTAGACCATATCTCTATAGTATATCCCCTAGTAGTACCATGAAAGTCCCATCCATCGCCTCTGCTACCAAAGTTTCTACGACACCATTTGATCACTTCTGCACAATTATCTTTGACTTCAAATTTAACTCTATCATGGTCACGTGGATTATCATATACCACTGCATCTGCATAGTCAATAACAGGAACAAAATTACTATTAATCATATTTCAACCTAAAAATAAGATACTTCTGTTCGTCAGTTACAGTATAATCGTCTGTGATCCCAGTATCGTTTAATACTAATTTAAAACCATACTTCTCTTCTATCCAAACAATGAATTCATCTGCATCAAAATTACGCCCACCTTCGGTGAAATCTTTTCTGAGTTTTTTTAATGTTTCCCAGAAATCCCAACGCGCTTGACGCTTTTCAAAATCAGGATCATCGTCATCATAATCCTGAAAACTTTTAGGGACGTTTATCATTGCTAGACCAGATATTATCTATCTCTGACACTTCATCAATTATACTATGGTATAGATAATTAAACAACAATGCAGGTCGTTCTAATTGCCCATTATTTGGCATACTGCTATGTAACACGCGACAATTGTACATCAATAAACTACCGCGGGGCATATTATGTTGTTTGACATTCTGAATGAACCAACGATCATAGTTACCACTATAACACTTGTGTATATCAAAATCGCGCTTTTGGCTAAACGGGACCAATCCAGTACTACCGTTATTTTCATTCAAATCAGATAATGACACTATACATTGCACACCCAACAGTCGCTTGTCATAGTTCCATTTATCGAAACGATGGGGTGTGTCAACGTGAGGATTAACCCATGTGCTACCACTGTTGATGAATACACAATCGCTAGCATAATGTTTTAGATTAGGCAGATTGTGTTCTATGATAGGGTCGATATACTTCTGTATCTTCTTTACTTCGGGAAAGTCAGTCACAGATTGGCTCCACCATACGCTGATATCTTCTAAGTTTTTGATATCATCACGCTCGGCATAGACTTTCTTGCTACTGCTAGCACGTACAGGGTACAGATCCTTCAATCTACTATTAAAGTCGGCTATCAATATTTCTGGGATAAAACTCTCCCATACTATATAACCCTCGCCGTTTTCAATCGTTGATTTTACGTTTCTCATCATTCCCACACTAAACTAAAATGTATAGCATCTTCTTTATCTTTAAACATGAAATCCATGAACTCTTCTGTTGGATGGGTGATGAATTTATTACCCGGTAATCCAAATTGTTCTACAGCCCATATGCACGTTTCATCCCAACTATTTACCGTATCACCATGCTTCCACGGAATACGTATGGTATACTGATAATTATCATCCTTGTATGCGTGATATATCATCAGTATCCTGCGGCTTTTAGTAATTCTTTCACTTCATTGATGATATTTGCTGATCTTTTGAACTTGATAGCCCATTGTTCTGGATTGATATATTCAAAAATCATCTTTTGTTGTGTGACATCTAGACTTTCAATGAATTCTACTCCGCTAGTGCTATGATATAACATCCAAGGACTTATTTTTCCTTTCGTAATCTCAAAGCATATTTTGTTACGATTACCATATCTCAACGTATCTTTGTTAGGAATTTTATCATTTTCTGCTAATGAGATACATGTTTCTATGCTACGTGCGATAGCATCTAGTGGATCCTCTGTCTTCAAAAAATCCATGATGAACTTAGTATAGTTGGTATCGCGATTCCAATTGTCGATACTGATCTTTTCTTTCAACAACCAATCTGCATATCTACTAGGATTTAATACTTGTGCTTCTACACAATAGTTACCGAACTTGACGAACGCTGTATAATATGCACTTTTAGCAAATTCCATATAGTCTTTCTTTGACTTACGGCTATGCTTGCTATAAAACTGCACAAAGGCTGCATGACCTATACGATTGCCATGCTTATCTTTATCCTGCCATCTACGCTTCGTCTCGCATAGATGTTTCTGCATGGTACTTTCTCTAATAAAAGAGCGACCACAGAAATCACAACTATGCTCAGTTGCCGAATTGTTTTTCGTATTCTTGGATATCATCGTCTGTGATGAAATTACTAAGTGCTTCAATGTCATCAAAATTCATTTCTGGAAATTTTTCTGCTAGATATACCTTCTTTTTGTTCTCAGAAACATAGAGTTTGCTGATTTCATCTATCAACTCTTTATCTGCTTTGGGATATATCTTGCTATAATAGTCTCGTATGTCTGATAATTTGGCTGTATCTTTCAACTTTGCCACACGCTCAGATATTTGGGGAATCCATTGACGGAATTGTTTACCTAATTGCGGACTGGCAGAACACAACATCAGCCACTGTAGTTTAGGATGTTTACCTACGACCTCATTGAACATATGTTTATTAGCGAACTCATTTCCTGCTAACACATGGTACTGTTGTGCTTCAGTCTTGCCCTTGATATAACTAAACCATTTGATCAACATGAATGGATTGAACTTTTGTTTTTGTTCATCGGTCAGTCGATCATAATAGCCATAGTCTTTATTATCTAATGCCGATAAGGCTTCGAACAAGTCGAAATCTTGTTTATCAAATTTTTCGTCTGCCGATACCTTTGCTTTAGCCATGTCAGTTCCTTAGATGTTCGAATGTGATGATCTTACCGATCTCTTCACCTAGATCCTTATCGTCTGTTATGACATGCAGTCCGTGATTGTTGCGATCTTTGTGTCTGTCATATGCTCTAGTCTCAATCACATGACCACCATTTGCACGATAAACGGTAAAATTCATGCCGTTACTTTCAATACTATTGTGCCCGCCGCGAATGGTAGCCGCCTTAGTGCTGACAGGTATTGCTTCAGAGTCATGTCTATTATCCCATGCTTCTATACATTTTTTAGCGAACCACTTATTAAACCATTTCATTTCTTTTCCTTTAAAAAACTTGATTGTAATCTACGATCTCGCAGTTACGGCTGATCTCTTTAACAAAATATACACAACGGGGTTCAGGACCGTCATCGATAGGCACACACAAGAATTGTCCGTTGCGTAATCGAGGAGCATACCACGTGACATCATGATATATGTCAACGATCTCTACGGGCAAAAAACTTGGGCTGAAACTAGTTAATGGATTGAATTGAAACGCATTAAATCCACGATCATTAAGACTACTCAATGGTAATGTTTCAAGGTCTCCGTGATCGGGTTCACCTATCAATATTTGCCAGTCTAATGGCATCTTGATAGTCTTGTCACCTATCCTCAACACAAGAGCGGCACTATTGAAACTCTCTACAAAGATTAATGGGATATAAAAATAATCTACGTTTTGTGGATTGCTGTTGTCGAGTATAGAAAAACGCAGATCGTCTATCTCATCCGGCAACGTCTCTAAGTTGTAATATATATTATCTAAGGTTAAAATTCTCATGTTGTTATTCTACGACAAATGACATCAGTAGTCAAGTTTCTCAAGCGTAAATGGATACCTGGCTTCTTTATAATATGCTTTTCGTTGTGTCAGATGGCGCTTGGCAAATTTACAGTCACTAGTGATATCCCAAATCTCTACCTGATCTTTATCTTCTGCCTTACGTATGCCTCGTCCAATACTTTGTATAACGCGGACAAAGCTCTTTCCGGGCTCAATAAGAACCAGATTAAAAATACGAGGGATATTAATACCCACACTGGCCACACCATAAGTCGCCACAATAATCTTTTTATCACTAGTCTTAACTTCATCGTATTCTTCTTTTCTTTCTGTGAGTTTCGTCTCACCGCTGATGAATACTGCATCATCTAACCTTTCTATAAGTTCTCTACCTGCATTTACGCGGTCAACTAATACCAATGTGTTGCCGCTATCTTTTATCTTATCAATCAATGCGGCGATCTTATCTAATCGTTTTTCATCTTCAAGCAAATGTTTCAATTCGCTTTGATAGTTTGTGAATTCTACCCCGTCTTTCAATTGCACGATGTTCACATGACATTGTGCTAACACACCCTTCTCTTGCAATTCAGCCGCGCTGAGTTTGCCTATCACGGGTCCTAGACTTACTAGCAATGATACTTGTTCATACACAGCCTTAGGTATAGTTCCAGTCAGACCCCAGCGAATAGGGATATGGCTGAAAGGACCTGTTAATAGTTGTTTCAATGCATCAGCCTTGGCCATATGTACCTCGTCAACCATGACACAAACAACATCCTCGATGAACTCTTTGATGTTGACTTCTGCTTCACCTGCTTTAGTGTTCTTCAATAAGTTATTGAGGCTCTGCCAAGTACAGATAGTATGCTGTTTATTATATTCTTTTCTGTCACCGAAGTATACACCAACATCTAAACCAAGATTGATATAGTCTGCTTCAGTCTGTACCACAAGGCTCTTGTTAGGCACGATGACGATAGTTCGCCCATATATTTCTACACTCTTTGATAGAGCCGCAGTCATGATAGTCTTACCTGCACCAGTCGCTACCTCTTGAATGCATTGTGGATTCTTCAAAAAGTTGTTGACGATCTCTACCTGATAATCACGTAGCAGAATTGGCTTACCCGCCTCGACATGATTTTTAGGCCATACACATTCAGAAAACGAATCCACGGACACTTCAGCGAAACTGAAACTAGTCCGATATTCGCGCATGTCTACTAATTCAATATCGTAGTCGTACTCTTCTAGTATAGGAACGATATCAGGAATCAAGTTGACATATGTGCTACCGGCCAAACTACAATAACTAACCTTACCATTCCATCTACCGAGGCGTACCGCGGGCAGATAACGTGCGCCGGGTACTTCATGCTCAAACTTGCGCATCAATGCCTTACGGCAATCTAACTCAAGACCTTCTATCTTGATGTTAACTTCATCTTTAATTATTATTTTTGCTTCTCTCATTTGATCTCTACCGGTGTAGAATTAGTTAAATCAATCACTTTATCAATCTTTTTCATGTCCATCGTTCCTGCTCTAGACGACATAGTTTTAAGTAGTACCCCGTTATGATTTGTACTTTCAATAACATTTGAGGTTATTCCTTCCTTAAGTAATTTGATCTTTAGCATATTGTGTATGACTTTATTATATAGTACTTCTTTGGCAGTAAAAACGTGTTCTACTTCTAGTAATTTTAGCCATTCTATCAACTTGTCTATATTCGTCAAATCACTAGTGACAAAATAAGAACTGGCAAAAACTTTCAACGGCGTATCGCAAATTTCATTCGATATACAAATACCATATTGAGACAACTTGTACAAAGTCTTGGGATCATCGTCTAAGTGAATGTCTTTGATCGCATTACAAAGATGTTCATTGATAGCAGACACATAGTAAAAACCATTCGTTCTTTTTAATGTAGGTTCCCAACTATAGTTCTCATAACCATCTACCACAGACAATAAGTTTTTGCACTCCGAAGAAAAATTTACAGTGTCAAAATATTCTTTTACAGAATTGACTGCTATCTTTAGCGCATAGGTTGAATACGTAGATTGATATACCTTTTTATCTTTGTCCCATACAAAGGTATTATCGGGCACTCCACGAAACTTAGTAACAAACTTAGTATTAAAAGGACTACGAATATGAATGTTATCCCCTTCTAGATAGACAGTAGCATCTAGGTATTCTTGAGCAGAATCGATTACAACAACATCCCATTTTAGTTCTAATAATTGTTCTATGTTGTGTCCCAACTTTTTTAATTGACGTTGATATTTTGTGAGCAATTTGTCAAATAATTTATTTTGATTTGTAGTTACCCGACTATTAGACTTCACAATATATTGCATATTATTGAAGAAGCCAAAATCTTTTTTGCTCAGGTGTACATGTCCAGCAACCATGTAATGAAGTAGGTGTTCTCTCTTTCTGAATATCATCATATCATTTTAATATAATTAATGCCTACATACAAATAAAAAGGAGAGGCCCTTTTCAGGGCCTCTTCAATCCGCGGGCTACGGAGATGAGTCGTTTATACCCGCTTCATGACTGTATTCTCAGCAAGATTACGCCAGTTAGTCGGGCTGATCTTGACGAGATCCGCGATCTTAAGAGCCATGCGCATAGACAACTCGCGCAATCGGGCCTTCTGATCCCACATGAACTGCAACACTTGATCACCTTCATCGAACTGAAAGAAGTAATCACGGAACAGACCACCATCGGTGTCATTGTGAACCTGCTTGATGCGCAACATCTTGTCACGCTCAGTGTCAATCGTCAAGTCAAGAAAGTGACAACGTGACTGCAACGCTTCCAAGTGATCCTGCAACTTCTTACTCTTCAAGTGATCAAACTTGATGTTCGTAATAAAGATACACGAACCATTGAAGTCAAAACTGTCGGGGATGCCTTCGCGGCGCAACATGCTAGAATCACTGTTCCAGTAAATTCTACGGCGCTTGCCACTGTCAAGTGCGGCCTTGAGAATGTTCAATGCAAGATCATCCATCAACACGCTGTCACAGTCATCGAACACCAATACGTGATTCTTGTCACTATGCTTGAACAATGTAGCATAGAGACCCAATGCCGTCATAGCACCCTTGACAATCTCAAACTTGATCGGACGACCCGCGATCTTGTCAAACATAGCAGCCTTCTCCAACTGCTGTTCAACACCATAACTCTTACCAACGCCCGGAGGGCCTGATACGATCATTGCGCGAATGCCACCGTTAGTAGTCGCGGCAGACATTTCATCAAGAATCGAAAAGCGGGTACGAATACGTGCCATAGCCTCGTCATCAGTTTCCTGAACGACAGGGGTAGACACAAATGCGGACACTCCTGCAGGTGCCGTCTCACCACCAACAAACTCAAAATCACTCATTGATTCTACCTTCACTTTAACGGTGTCGATTGCGATATCAAACTGACCCTCGTTACGAACCGTAATATAATTACCTTTCTTACCTGACTGAAAGCCTTTGACCAATTTAAACTCAGTGTCAACTACTGTCGAGCCACGATAAGAACCCTTAAAAATACGAACAACTGACATACTCATCTCCATCAATTAACGAACAATATAACTATTATAGTCCCTTGCAGGGCTAATGTCAAGCCGGGGCAAACATCTTAGCACCTTCGGCCATAACGACACGATATGCTTTCATTGTTTCTTGCGTCTGGGCTAATGGGCTAGTATGAATATACTGCATCATTTCCAAGAAGCCCAAACCCAAAAATTCTGCGTCTTTTTGGATCACTTTGATTGCTGTAGCGATTTGCATTTCAGTTCCTTTTCTCAACTCTATGTATCTATTATGAACCCAATCACACCCAAAGTCAAGCCTTTTTCGCCACTTTTTTCCATTATTTTCATAATGAAAAAAGGCGTTTAAAATCAACAACTTACGATGCCTAAATTGTTGTTTAAAAACAACAACTTACAGACTACAGTCCTGGCACAATTGTGGGTTGTGGTATCTTATCTCTTTCATGGGCTAATTTCAGGTACAATGTATCATA